TTATATGCTAGAATAGAACCGTTATCAAACTTCATTTGCGCTGCGCCCTCCGAATGACTACAAATCCAGGCGTTTACAGAGGGTGTAACGTCATCCGTACCCTTCTTTATCGGTGAACCATTTGTGAGCGCCACAATCTTATAATCCGAGTCGCGCCACTTCAAGAATTCACTACGTAGCCAAATCCTATCCCCGTCATCATGTCCTTTCTTTTTAAGCTGTGCACCAATAAATACCGTCTTGAGCTCATCACTAACGTAAGTATCTTGCATTAGCAAATGAACATTGGGTAAATCTTCGCACATCGCTACAGTATTCGCGATATCATGTACATGTTCATAGTTTCCAGGGACATATAGTGTTGTGTCCCAGTTCTTATTGCAATACTTGAGAAAATCCCGCGTATGTAATGACTTTGCGGCGCCGATATCACCGGCGAGAGCCAAAATCGGTGCCACAGGTCTAACGTACGATGTGGGAATCATTGTAGTATACATATCTAGATACAGACCTGATGTGTACTGAATCAGACAGCGGCTACGCGCAGCAGATTTGAAAAGTGCGGCAGATTTGAAAACCGTAGCGGATTTGTAAAAAGGAAGAGTCATCATTTTTACAAATTTAATAGTACCACTATGTTAACTCAATTTTATGAGTGCTACCCGCGTAAATCCGTTGCGACCCTGTTCTTTTTTATATCCATACGGATTGAGCGTAACGATACAACCGTTGTCGTATTCTATGCGCTGCGCGGTGTGACTATGTCCACAAATCCATGCACGAACCGGACTCTTAAACATGTCTTCCATCTCAAGTGCATAGCAGGAGCGAAGCGGGTGGTGTCTAAAGCTATGCGGATTCAGAGCGTATGTAGGTAAATAGTGCGTTAATACAATAACACGCCACCCGTCTACAGCCCCCCACGTGGAATTCAGTGTTCGGCGAATCCACGAACTCTGGTTCAACGAAAGAGCAGTAATATCGCTGGGGTGAAGAGGTCTTCGCTTTCCAGTATATTCGTCTTTCTTAAAAATTGCGTTGTATTCGCCTCTTGAACCGGGCGCACCAATAAACTCATCGCTCATTCGGTCCCAACGGCGTAACTCGGGCGTAGACCACAGTGTAGTCCCCATTATAGCGACACCCTGCGCCGGCAGAAAATAAACCTCTTTTTGCAAAAAGACAACATTTGGACCGGCTCTGTCACAGACCCGCCTTATCTGGCGTTCTGTTTCAGCCATATCGACTAGGGGGTCTTGTGTAAAATATTCGTGATTACCGGCGATAACAAAGACATGCGTCCAGCGCGCCGAGCACCAGCCCAGAAAAGCCGCATACACGTCACTAAAAGGGTCACCTAAGTCACCACATAGAGCTAGGTCGGGCGCTGTAGGTTCAAGTAGTGCTGAAAAATTGGAATCGCCGGCTTTTAAGTGAAAGTCACTTCCGTATTGGAGCCGATAGTCCATTCCCTACATTTCATATTTTATTTTTAAGCGGAACCAAGGCGTCGTCCAGAGCCAGGAAAGCGCGGGTCATGTGCGTCAAGCGCAGCCGCAGGCTCAAGAGCAGCTGGAACGGGTGTCCCAGGGCGACCCTCATCAGGCGTATCGAGCGGGCTATCAATCTTGACCTCGAGTTCCACACCGCGAATACAGATAGGTCCTTCGCCATTTGTCTCCATAATAGTGACATACACACGCAAATCACCGATACGTAGCGGCACAACTGAGCCAGGGCTCAAACACGAGTAGCTCTCAAATGCATGCTGAAGAACTGTGATAGGGTCATCTCCTTCCGCATACTCGGATGTATGCGGCTTGATACTAATGCTCGTCCCAATGGAGGGATGCGCACGCTCAATCTCAACCTCCCCTCCATCGCCGTCACAACCCAGTTCGTATGTCATCCATGCGGGAATAAAGGTCGTATGCTCTTCTCCATGATGCACGCTTGTGATATGCGCATAGATGCTTCGATGTCCACGAGACAACTTCAGAACAACCAGCTCCTCATTGGTCTCACTGTAAAAGCTCCTAAACTGTGAATTAGAAACGTAGATACCATTGGAGCACTCCGCCTTCTCAAGCTCAGACTCAGACAGAGTCTCGTTATAAAGCAGTGGGTACACTGTTGTTGTCTGCATTTTATTACAATTATTATACAAGTCGCGTTTGGTTTCAATTTTTAAGAGTTGGCACAAGTAAATGAGCAACGAAGTAAATCTTATAGATACATCCCCTGCAAAATCAAGCGACAAAGACGAAATAAATCTTGTAATTGGTTCACCTAAAGTTGCCGACGATAAAGATGATACAAATACGTCAGTAGCAACAAACTATGTAGCACAACCCGATAATCTTACAGCAAACGATGGACTGCGTATAAAGCGTATCCCTTGGGATCTCAATGAACTGACACGTCTAACACGTTCCCTACCCGGACTTACACCTATACAGATACGTATCATTGAACTACGCTACTTGGGACTACTAGAAAATTATCAGCGCAGACTTATCTACATAGATTTTTTCTACCATTTTAGTCGCGCGTTTATCTCCCTAGGTGGAGTGCTTGTCCCTGCCCTGCTCTCTATTCAATCCCCGACAACCAATTATTCGATGCCTCTTTACTGGGCGACATGGACAATCAGTCTTATGGTGACGATACTCCATAATTTTTCAAACATCTTCCGCTTCGACAAAAAATTCGTCGGTATTCATTCCACATATGAACGACTCAGAGGCGAAGGGTGGCAATACTATGAGCTTAGCGGGCGATATTCTGGGCACCACGGGCACGGGCAGCCGACACATCAAAATCAGTTTATGTATTTCGTAAATACTATAGAAAAGATACGCCTGGCGCAGATTGAGGAGGAATATACTTCAATCAAGGAGCCCGATAAGACACCAACCACAATTCACCAGCAGCCAAAAACAGGTTCGCTAAATGATATTGCCGTGCCATCCCCTCTGGATCCGACGCTGAACCGCGGATTAAATCTTCAATCAAAGTAGGGATGTTTGCCTTTGGTGGCAAAAAAGAAAAGAATCCGCTGTGCCAGTGTCCAGCAAATAAGAATGAAACTCCGTGCAAAAAAGAGGCAACCGACGGGTCCTTGTTTTGTAAAGAGCACCAGAACTGTCAGCCGGCACCGACGAACGGATTCGAGCCACGGTACATTCCTGATGTGTTAAACAAGATGCAGGCGTACGTTGACACACACAATTGCTTCAGTTACGCCCTACGCGGCAATAAGATTAATAAAGAGCTTATGAATCAATGCAAGGATGTATCAAATTGTGACGCAAGTTTTGAGCAGCCCGGCGCCGCGTCAGGCCAACGCAAAGCTATGCGCAAAGAGTCGCTTCGCACATGTCCAGTTGTTGAGAAGCTCACAAAATCCGATTTATCTGGCGACTTTGTTGACAGTTCATTTTACGAGCCCTGCCCCACCGGTTTCAGCAAGGTCGCGATGGTTGCAGATAAGGGCACGGACTATCATTGGTACAGTCAGAAGCGAAATGGCGGCTGGTCACATAAAGACGGGTCAAATCCCGTCAAAGACTTCGACGCGAAGAAGCGCAAAATCTTCAATCCCAAGCAGGCGTCGCGTGACTACGGCAAGGATCTCAACTATGAAGACTTTTGTGGGTTCTATTGTGTTAGACGTACCAAGAAAATTACGTTGAAGCAGGGCGGTAGACGGAAACATAAGGGCGGTCGCAAGACACGTAGACAGCGCCGTTAAACAGGCAGCAGAAAAAGAAGTATAAAGGGTGTTAAACATTCTTTATACTATATATGTCACTCAACATAATACCGCTAAACGGAGAGGGTATTAAGTTTATTACTAACTACATAGAACGCACCAGCCTCTTTGATAAGATTGGTTTTGGTGTTGCGATTAGTTATGCCGTCCAAAACACCAAATATCACCATATTCCATTTGCATTTATAAACCCAATCGCATATTTGGGGTATCATTCATATAAACACCACAATGTACTAGTAAATTGGTTACGTACGACGGTTCTTTAGTGTGCGTCTCCGTCTCCTCGGCGATGCCGAGCCTCCCCTACCGAACAGCTTCTCTGGCTGGTTACCAGCTAGGCGCACGCGCTCCTCCCCTGAAGTTTCGCGCCGCAAATGCCTTCTTTGAGGTGTTAATATGGCGCGTCTATTCGGAGGAATAATTTCAGGATGAGAACCGGCTAAGCGTACTATTTCTTCTGCTGTATCTTCACGCCGTAAACTATTTGTTCGTCCAAGAGCCGCCAATCTAAATTCCTCTTTCAGTGCAGCGCTCGCGCGGACGTTATTTGAGGGTCTATGTTCGCCGGCTAGCGCGGCAGAAGCAAGCATTCCAACAGCAAGCCCCTCCTCCTTCTTAGGTATTGCGTCGAGCTCTAATGCACGCCGAGTTAACCGCATGGCGTTATAAGCTGGGTCTACTGCAGCTTTTGCATATACTTGTTGTACAATTGCATCATTGTCGTGTAAAAATTGTACATAATTCTTGCAGCCCGCCGAATACTCGGCAGGCAAGACGGCAACCATATTTTTAATATATTTGCTCACATTGGTAATTCTTGAAAACGCCCAATGGTATGCTAAGTGAAACGCATCTTTAGCCCCCTGGTTCTCAGCCAATAGTAAAATCCCGTCAGTTAGCGACCGCTCTTTGTTCTTCGAGGCAATAAAAGTATACATAAAAGCGCACACTTCTGGGCTCAGTAGGCGATACGAAATCTTACGACTATCAAAAAGTATAGAAACAAAGAGCATAAAAATATCTAATCCAAAACACTCCTTTTCTTTACCAAGTAGTGGTAACATTTCCGCATTTGCAATTAGAGGTCTACTGGGCATAGAATAGTATACACCATCAAATTTCATACAGCATGCGCCAAAATCAATTATGCGCAGGGATAACATATCGTTAAACATAATATTTCCGCAATGAAAATCTCTGTGTGTAAAGCCGTAGACCCTATCAAGTGTAGTCAAAACAACACCCAGCTCTTTAAAAAGTTCAATAATTGTATCAAGGCTAATTAGAGCACCGTCACCCTGTAATTCACATATTTTAGCAAGGGCTCCCACCCACGAATAAGGAATGATTTCCATAGAAATATATACTTCAAACACACTTGGATTTTTAGCAACTGTCACAGGAGATCTATAGATGCCACTAATCTGCGCAATATTTACGCCGACCTCTTTATCTAATCCCAATACAGTTTGTAGCCATGCCTCCAGAAAAATCTGCCGCGCCCAGTCTTCGGTATCGGCGTCAGGTTTTGGCTTAATAAACTTGTAGACTTTCCCTTTTGCACCCTTGAAGATTTGTCCAAAACTTCCCTGGTCCCCAGGCAATGAAGAAACCACATTTTGTATTTCTGGGTCATCTTCTGAGGATATACTAAATCGCTTCTCTCTGCTGCCCTGCAACTCTATTTTATCAAACTTAATCGTCGGCAACGTGTAGATAAGATCTTTAAAATATCCTGCATCTGAGTGCGGACTGTTTGTTTTCAGGTTGTTTACAATTGCTTCGACCGCGAGTTTAGTCGTCCCCCCACGACCTTTTTTCCCATTTAGTATTTCTAAAAATTTTATCTTAGCTTCATCATACGTAGGTGCGCTTGACATCCTTATAGTATACGAACATTATTCCGGGATTAGTCTATTAAATAAACAAATCCAATATAATAACACGCAATTTTAGCGCCTGTATCTACGGGTAGCACCACTTTGAACTAGTAAACCTTTTAGCATTTTTTGTGCATTCAAATGGTCCTTTTCAGTAAGAGGAAATTCCGACTCGCAATTATCAAAACGAGCCTTTCTTGTCTTAATATTATTCGGTTTATAAGTAGTTGCCTTTATCTGGCAAGCGGCTCGTAACATTTTTGTATCTATGCGATTAAACGGATAGACCTCATCGTATTTCCACCCAAGGTAAAAATATCGACCGAACGAAATTGGTTTGGGAAATTCTTTATGGGGCAAAAAATTGTATCGTTGCTCCGCGTAACTTGGCATTTGGCTAGCATAGTCAAATAGTTTACATATGTAGTCACCGGCAGAAATGAAGTGGCTATTCAATCCCTGTTTTAAAATCCTATTTGATACTGTAGTAATACAGACAGGTGTAAATTTATAAGATGTAGTGCCAAACTGATGTACGCTTGTCTTGTGTAGTTCAGTCAGGTAGTCCGTATATTTTTTAGGATTTTTTTGTATTCGTGCGATAAGCTCGTCCTGTAATAATTCTCGACTCTCATCTTCTAAAAATCTAAAAAATCTAGTATATTCTATATATGGTGCAATCGTTTTGTCATCTTTGAACATGGCTATGAGCTTCTCATCGCGAACCTGCGAAATATTAATAGCATATGTTTTAGTACCTATCTTCGCGGTTTTCAAATCCTTAATGTACGCTTGTCCCAAATCGTTTACAATAATATCGGCTTTGTACTTTAGAAAATAGATGATAATCTCTTTATTGAGTTTAACGGAATAGAAGTCGCCTACAATAGTAAGTTGTTCATCTACTTTATCACTTTCGCTTTCATATACGTAGTTCTTTGCTAGCGGCTTAAATTGTAGTTTATTTAATGGAAACATTGATTCCAAACGTGCCGAAAAATCCAATAAATCTTTATATTTATTGGAAGCCTTTCCACATTTGTTTTTTTCATTATATTCCTTGAATGGCAAAACAGTAGGAGGACATGGCTCATGATTGTTTAAAATTCGTGCATCATCATTGGCGACTTGCATACTTTCAAACCGCGTGTCCATCGAATCCTCACCCTTCTGAGGCGAGGATTCTTCGGCGCCGCGCCCGGGATAACTAAACCAATCTGAAAAATATATCTGTAGTTCAATGTGTAATAGTGTAGACTGTACATAGTCTTTGCCTTTAAAAAAAGTTGGACCATCCAAAGACCTTATATATAAATGCCACATTCCGCCAGACGAAATGGATCTATATGCGGTATAGTGGGTTAATTCAGTCTGCGCTTCGAGTCTCGAAGTGTAAAGAATACCTTCGTGATCCCCATCTAATTGTGTAATACGCAGCGGAGTAAACACATACTCACCTATGATTTTAGAATTTGGTGCCGGATTTAGCGGAATGGCGTCGATATTCAGAGCATTCGTTGGACCCACAACGCGACCCCACGTTCTCTGTAAATTTCCCTTTGGGTCATTTACTTGTAGCGCCAACATCCCTATTTACGACTATTATTATTCATACAAGTTAATAATAATAGTATGAATTTAGGTAAACAAGAATTTACTTGTTAGCACGCGAGCGCCGCGTGCGTCGTCTACCACCGGCTGCAGCAGGAACACGCGAATTAATAAAGCGACCCAAATCATCTTCTAACTCACCAAGTGAAACACGCAGGGGTGCCTTAGATTCTTCAGGAATAGCCGAATTGTTTATCAAAAGCATAATCTCTTGTATACGTTGCGTAAGCTCTATATAGTGCGGGTCTTGCTGTACTTTGGGTGGCGAAGATGTGGCTTTGCGCATAGTCGCAACATGTCCACGACGCGTAACTCTTGCCACATTTGCCACGCGTCTCTCGCGCGCTAGCCGAGTTTTTTGAGCACCTAAACCGTTTGACGGTACGTGCATAACCACGGCGGACATCTCCCTCTACTCATTGAATTCCATTTTTAGTGTATATAATTCAGTTAGCAGCCCTTCACTCGTCAAACGATGACGGGGATCCGGATGAAGCAACCCCTCCAAAATATGCATTTGGTCGCGATGATGGTTTCTATAAAATGGCGACCTCAGAACGTAGTTATTGGATATCATAAGTTTATAGAGCGAAAACAGGTCAAAACCAAGGCACCACATATCCGCGCAGCGAATATAATCTAAAATATATTCTACGGTTTCGTGCCCTGCGGCGGGTGTATGTAGCGCAGCAAACTGTTCGAACTTCTGTTGAGCCGACTTCTGCGATGGAAAGAGTTCGTCTATCTCTTCTAAAATACCCTTCTTTTCAAAGATAGTTTTGATGACTTCGTCCGTTGCCAAACCTTTGCGTATTCCAGCAACATAGTCTAACTCCGGTGCGTAGTTATCGTATTTGGGTAAAAATGTCAACTGAACGACATCTTTCTCTTTCAAATCGGATAAATGAAAACTCAGCCCAAAATCCACTAATCGGGGTACATTGCGCTCATCAATCAAAATATTACCAAAATGAAGGTCACCGTGAACCCATCCGTTTTTATGAAGTAAGTTGACTGCCTGCGCTACATGAATCTGTATATCGACCCAGTGCTTTACTAACATTTCAATATCACGCGCATATTCGGATAATCGTATACCACCGTATTTCATACGTAATTGCATAAACGTTGGATGGCGCCGGCGACCCGGCTTTAGAAGTGAGCATTTATCCCAATCAGGGTCACCCGTGATATCATCGGTTCTACAGTATTCATCAATGAGAACAAAATACTGCTCATATCCAGGCAATTTCATTAATTCGCGTGATGTGTGAATTTCATTAGCAGGATTCCTTCTAACAATCTTAGCAACACGACGTGTCGTCGCCGTCGCCGAAAACCGTCCATTACGAACAGTCCTCGCGCGTCGTGAGCAGTGTGGCAAACTGTCAAATGTGCACCCGTTGGGTCCTTGTCCAATAAGCGCTCCTCCCTGAAGCATCCCTAATTTAATCAGAGAAACACTCAGTCTAAGTGGTGCGCGGCGTCGCCGCCAATTTGAAACTCGTCCACTAAGTAGGGATGAACTCGACGTTCATAGGAATAGCCTGCCTGCTATTAATATCAGCAGTCTTATATGAACTGTTCAAGGAACAATACAAGACAGTTGAAAAATTCGAAGATAGTAACAATTACTTTACAAAATACTATCCGAAGCGCTCCGATATTGTGCCGGGACAAGTCATAGAAGATGGTGGTTGGATACGTGACATTCGCTATAAACAACAATACGTGGACCTTCAAAAAATCGGTATGAAGTCGGATTTCTGTCGCGTGATAATGAGAAAGAGCGACCCCGGAAGTATGATAATGGCGTGTGCGCTCGCCGGTACCGACGGTACATCGTCGCGCTCCTACACAACCAAGTCAAAGCAGGAGGGATTCAAATTTAGCCGCGACGATTATTTCCGTGACGTCAATGGCGACCTACGCGACGACTACTGTCGCATCGTCAAGATTAGCCCCGCACCCGAAGACCGATGGGAGACACGCTGCGTCATCGCAGGTCTAGATTCATTCAAGCCGCACGAATTAAGAGACCCTGACCCGCCCGCCGACATCGTCGAACTATTATGGTTCTACGAGTCCATCATGGTCTGGTATCGCTTCAAGGATGACCTGCTGGACTACGCTGAAAATACTACTCTGTCCTTAGCGGGAGGCGCCTCCATCAACGAAGACCCTGCGCAGACCAAGTACGAAGGGTTCAAGATAAACGCTCTGCCGCAAGACACTGATATGCCGCCAGTCGCAGACCAATTTGTCAGAATAGGCGAAAATGTAGAGCAGGAGTTCGACGAAAAAATAGAGCTTCGTAACCTGCGCGCCTTCTGCTTCTGGGTCAAGTTCGACAAGTTCACCAACAACGCCCGCATCTTTGACTTCGGCAACGGCGCCGGCAAAGACAATGTATTTTTCGGCATTGAGGGCAAGGGCAATGAAATCACCACCATTTCAAAAATGCCTTTAACAGCTACGCCAGGCGACGCTGATGTTGTCTGTAACGCGAAGGCACCCAAGGAGTTAGCGCCGCAGCGCTACATGGCAACCACCGAAGCCAATGTGGAACTCTACGAGTGCCCTGGACCGGAGCCGATTGACCCTGCTACGGACTATAAATCAAGCAAAGTCATTGAGGAAATACACACTAAGCGCGCCAATCTGCTCTTCGAAATCTGGGACAAGCAGCAGCGTAAAATGCGCATCCGTATCGTAGACGCCATTCAGGAGAAGAAGTGGCATCACATTGCCGTAACCACGACGAATGCATCGTTCAGACCAACTTACCAGGTCTTTATTGACGGACTCAAGGTCTTTACCCACGAGGATGGGCATCTGCCGCAGACGAACTATACAACTAAAAATTATATAGGTCGTTCTAACTGGGAATCAGCGGACCAGGGCGACTACAAAGATGAGCGCTTTCGTGGGTCACTATTCGACTTCCGCCTCTACAGAGAGCCGCTTTCGGAAACGAAGATTCTGAAGTCTCTAGAATGGGGTAAGCGGCAGCTTAAAATGGACTGAGCGCCGACCATGTCACAGTAGTTGTGGTCGTGGGACGATTATAGAAACTTGAATCGGTAACAGGCGACTCCTGATTTGCAGCTAATAGCAATAAATAGGTGCCGGCGATGTTTGTAAGCGGTTCTGTGGGTACAGTAAAGTCGGTAGTATAGAGAGCAACGTCCTTCATCACACGAAAATTTGTTATATATCCCGTAAAATTTACATTTGTCACACCACCAATCATAAGACAGCTATTACCATCGTCATAATCGGTCGAATCAGTTAGAGAGCCAATCAAGATGCCATTTTCAAAGAAGCGCACGGTAGAGTCGCTTCTACATACGGCGTAGTGCGCCCATTTACCAGCAATTGTAATAGGGCTCACAGATTGTCTGACCCCTTTTGACACGTATTGTAGGTCGGTGCCTATTGTTACACCAAGCACGTTTTCAACTAATGAACCGATAGTAAATACAGGCGGATTTGGTAAATTAATTGTCATGTTCTGAAACCACTCAATTGTAAAATCACCGGTCCGCAACCGAAAATAATTGTCATCGTACGTGATACAATTGCCCTTACCATTAAAATAGAGACTTCCTGGAGAACCGTCGGCTACGCGCGATCCAACCCAATATTGCTTCGAGAAGATATTCGGGAAGCAATATTTCATATACAGGTTCGGTCTAAAATATTATTAGGAAGTCGGCGTGGAGATTGACCACGTTACCCCATTTTGTAAAACCACCTTACCAAGTCCACTTGAATCTACTACTGCTGTATCATTTGTCTGCGCCAGCAAGAGTAATTTAGTATTTGGTAGGGCTACCAAAGGTACCGATGGTACGGTAAAGGCATTCGTGTACACTGCCGTACCCTTAGTCCATCGGAAGTTTGAAATGTAACCGATAAAAGGAGCATCGACTGCGCCGAAGGGAGTCGTGTCTTGATTTCCGATGAAAAGCGAGTTTCCGCGGTCGTTATAATCAGTTGAGTCGTAAAAGGTAGAACCTAGTTGTGCTCCATTTTGAAAGAAGTGCGTTATATTATCGCTACGTGTAACAGCATAATGGATCCAGCCGTTGGCAATTGCTGTGGGATTACAATTTCCAACAACATGCTGCACACCGTTATACCAATAGATAAATGTATGTGAAGAACCTTCAATCGATACTCCAATAGAAGTGTTTGGATACGAACCTATAGAAAAGACGCGCGGGTACACAATCGTGGCGGCAGGCATACGCATAAACCACTCAATCGTAAAGTCGCCGGTGCGCATTCTGAAATCAACATCATTATCAACCTTCAAATGTATACCTGATGTACCATGGAAGTACAGGCTTCCAGGACCCGAAAATGGGTTCTCACGGCTACTTTTAACTACACCGCCAGAAATATCCATATCGATACCGTAGGTGCTACTATCAACTGTAGGGTAATGGTAATTCATGTTCAGTAGAGCAGCGGTCTGTCCTCCTGTGAGCGCACCAACGTTATTTGTCGCAGGCTGCGTCGCACTAAAAGGACCGGATGTCACATCAAAATTGGGAAACTGGGTATCACCTCCATCATAAAGTGGAACACCATTGGTAATACGTACATTGCTTATATAACCTTCAAATGTGCTACCATTGCCCCCATCGATTGTAGAGTGCCCTATCTGAAGACCGTAGCCAGTAACGTTCGGCGTAACAAAATCATCAAGCATAAGAATACCATCGGCATAAACACGCCGGCGCTGGAGGAAGAAGTTCCATTGTACGGCAATGTGATGCCATTGCCCATCAGTTAATGGCGAAAATACTATACTCGTATCATTTGAGTAGAAATAACTATTAATTGAATCATCACCGTTTAATTTAATACCATTATACTGTCCACCCGCTGTCGTGCCCCACGCAACAACGATTCTCTGTCTCGCCGCGGGCGCACATTTGATAAAGAATTCAGTCGTAAAGTTCGTTGAGCCCTGTGGTAAACTCGTACGAAGTGTTGGACTAGAATCCTGTAGCCAGCCACCACCAACGCCACTAAAATAAAGACTACCCGCACGCACCGGCGATACAATCGCCGACTCCGGACCACAGATTCCACAAGAACCAGGATCCACATCCGTCGTACCGACCAGCGTACAGACTTCGCATATAACACGCTTCCCTCTTGCGGGCGCCATAAATGAGCTATCGGCAGCGATTGCCAACCCCTGACGGCGCAACCGGGTCATGTCCTCCGTCCGATTCACAGAATCGAACTTGGATACAGTACCGCGTCCCGCATAGGCACCCTTCATTTCCGTGTACTGCCATGCATCGCGAGACTGCAGCCGCCCCAAAACAGGCGGCACAGCAGGCAAAACAAGGTCGGAATCAAGCGAGCACGCGCCACTAGCCGTCGTCCAAATTGTGCGCTTGTACTCACCCTCACCCACCGTAACTCGTTTGGTGTTACCGGAAGAGAGCGCTTGAGTATTATTTGTCTTGATTTGTCTTAAATATTCAGAACCGCTGAGAGGTTCGGATCTGGATACAAGGGGTTTCTGGTAGAATTCCTTGCGCTTCGGATCCCTATTCCGAGGCTCGGGGCAACATTTTGGGACATATACAGGAACGTAGAGGGGGTCCGGTGTAAATTTACAACAGCCCTTTTTTATGCCGCTTTTGACAATAGTATCTGGGTCTGCACAACCACAGGGGCAAGGCATTCTATTCAAGAACAAGTTTATAAGGCATCGTCCGTTTGTGTGTTTTCATACATTCCGAAAAATAGCCACCTTTGGCTCGTAAACGTCGCTGCTGCAAAAAATCAGTATTGATTGCGTCACGAATCTTACGTGTACTGCCATCTTCTAGTGGCGATTGAAAATCAATAGGTACATATCCACATAGAAATCCGCGCACACGCGCCCTAGCAATTAAGTCATGCTCGCTATAGTCTAAAAAAAAATTCTGCTCGTCCAGATATCCCAATGCAGCAACCTTCTCTCTATCCAGAAGTAGCGGACCGCGATTACAAGTCTCGTGCACATAGAACCAGTTACGTTCTATACCAAGTTCATCGACGGTTTTTTCAATTGCTGTACCGGCACGTCCTATTACACTCTGTATGTCAAAACTGTGACAACAACGTCCACTAACCGCTATTACTGAGCCATAGTTCAAAAATGGTTTAGTTAATGTAAAATTATAATCAGGTTCAGTCATCAACATATCAGCCTGGATTTCAAGCAAAAATTTGCCGCGCGCAAGGCGAAACCCTATGTTATCACATGAGGTCTCAAAAAGCGGCGTCGTCGATTTTATAACCGTAATACGTTGTAAAAAAAAAGCAGAAGTCGTTTTACAGAGATTCATAATAAGTTCCTCGCTAGCATCAGTGCAAGTATCTAAAATAAGTATTAGTTCATAGGGCAAAATCGTATGTTTTAAAACCGATTTTAGATTACGTTCAATAATTAAAGCCTGATTATGAATTGGTATTATAACCGAATATTCGGGCAAATTATCCGCATATGTAAAAAGTGCAATACATTTTGGCTCCACACCCATGGGCGCTGGGTCATTGATAAGACTCCCTTTTGCATAGTAATTTTCATGACGTAAAAATTCATTTATAGCTTCCATTTATTTTATAGATTCACAGTGCTTTTATACCCCGACAGTGCGTAAATTCGTACATGAGTTCTTGTCTGTATTAAGAAATGAGTTCGTGGCTTCGTCAGACACCCAATGTTCAGTCGGTGGTCAAGAAGCCACAGGATGCGCCGCTCATCCAGAATACAGTCGATGTAAACGAATCCGTATCATTGGAGGTTAAACAGTTTCCTCCACCCGAGCATTTGAGACAGAATCGTCCACAGACGAAAAGAATCTATACTCCGGACCAGAGCCCACCACCGCCGCGCCCTGTAGCACAGCAACCTACACCGGTAGAGCGTCGTCCTGTTGTAGCTGCCGCACCAGTAGAGCAGCAGCGTGTCACACCAGTACAACGTGTCGCACCAGTACAGCGTGTCGCACAACAGCAGCGTCAGCAGCCTGCTGCTGCCGCTAAACCTGCGCAACAGATGAAACTGGTGCCTAAGCCGTCAAATCCCGATGTAACAGTACTTATACCCTTATACAACGGTTTCGAGTTTCTAGAAGGCTCATTAGAATCAACACGCCGCCAGACCTTTAAGAATTGGGTCGGCATGGTTGGTGTAAACGGACATGGAGCCACGGGTGAGCCCGTGATGTCAAAGGTACGCGCGCTCGTCGCCTCCCTAGGTCTCGCAGATGTGTTTGAGGTTGTGAATTTGCCAGACGTGAAGGGTGGCGCAGCCGCTATTACAAAGATGGCTGAACTTGCGACAACCCCATTCGTAGCCCATCTTGATTGCGACGATATCTGGTTGCCCAAGAAATTGGAGACGCAGATGAAATTGATTGATTCAGATGACGAAGTGGGTATAGTCGGCACGATGTGCCGTTATTTCGGCGATAGCTCGGATATCCCCGTTTTACCCACAGGCGAACTAAAGAAATTCGACTTTGTCAAGCGCAATCCTATGATTCATTCATCAATTCTCATCCGCCGTGAACTAGCGACCTACACCGACGAGTTCGTTGCGTATGATTACGATTGCTGGGTCCGCAATATGTTGTTTGGTATCAAGATAGTCAATATCGACACAATACTGGTTTTCCACCGCATCCATATGAAGTCATTCTACAATGCATCAGGCAAGCAGGAGCCTGATGCCATACAGAAGAAATACAAACTCGCTTAAACTTAGCCCATAAATGAAATAGAATGAGTTCGTGGAAAGTTAACAAAAGCGCACCGAGAGCGAACCCTCTAAAAGTCACCTATAATGCAGGTACTTTTACCGACAAATCTCAGCCCGCAACAGTGGTCTCAGCCTACTATACACTAGATTCAAAAAATACTGAAGAGACCTACAAGAAGTGGATTCGCACTTTTCTGGAGTCGTGCGGCTCCCATTTAGTTTTTTTCACAGAGCCGAAACATCTAGATTTTATTACAGAATGTAGAGGCGCATATGTAGACAAAACAAGAATTATACTACTTGATAAGTCTGAGTGGACCGCCTCTACAAAATTCACCGATGAATTTTGGCAAGCGCAACATAAAATAGATCCTGAACGGCGTAAAGTAAACCATTCACCAGAGCTCTATAAGATTTGGTATGAAAAGAAAGAGTTTGTTTTACGCGCCATAGAACTTAATCCTTTCCAACACACCGATTTCGTATGGACTGACGCCGGTTGCGTCCGTTCGGAGTCGCCGTCACTAACCGTGTACCCTAATGCCAACAAGATACCAACGGACAGAATGCTTCTTTTAAATATAGAGCCCTTTCTTGAAGGCGATGTCGATTTCAAAAACGTAAACCGAATTGGTGGAACAATTTTAGCTGCAAATAAGCCCACGTGGCGCACATGGTCCGAGACATACGACTCTGTTCTAGAATCCTATGTCAAGACAAACCGTTTCGTGGGCAAAGACCAGTCAATTATGGCATCCATCGCAATAGAAGCGCCAGACCTTTGTTCCCTTGTAAAGCCGCAGAACACAACCATGAGTAAGTGGTTCTATCTGCTTGTTCATCTTACTCAATAGGCTCACTCTTACGAATAGAATAGATTGTTGCGTACAGAGGGTGTTCGTAACGCGCGTCTTTTTTAAGTCCAATTATTGTCGCATAACACATACATCCTATGTATATGTCAATATTAGGATTACGTGCACCACTCTTTTTCTTAGCAGCGGCTTTTATAACGTCTAGATCATTTTCCTCTGGATAGGCGGCAGTAAGTTCTTCAAGTGTATATCCGACAGCTCTCGCCGCGTTGTCACCATTTATTTCGTATGTTCCTTTCATGATCGCTGTAGCTAAACGGTATATATGTGTTTCTTCCACTTCGTCTAGAGGGCAGTGTTCAATAATTTGAAACAAAGAAAATGCCAGAGCCCACGATTTATCCGCTTCGCTACTCCATTGACGTTCAACAGTGAATCCAAAATCAAATACGAGTGGCTCCCCCGTATTGCCAAAGATAAATCCAAGATTCCCAATATGATTATCCATATGAATTACACCATTATCAATCATAATAGAGAGTTTTTTAACAAATCCGTATTGCATCTCAGCGGGCATCAGGTTGATATGGTCTGTAACGGCGCCATCGTCCTTTTCACGAACGACCACGAGCTGTGGCGCAGCACGACCCTTTCTTACATAGAACTTTTCAGCAACAGATATCTTGTCCATAATAATATACCCGCGGTCATCACATTCAAAAAACTGATGTATATGCGGCGCCACTACTCCTTCTAGTTCGCCAAGATATTCTCCCATACAGGCTTCAGCATACCACTTTTCTGACGCCTCTTTCATATCGTTGGCTTCAGGCTTCTCGTTGCCAGACCAAAAAGGTGTGATTTTTATAACTTTATCAGCGCTATTTACTAATGCGTAGGTACATCCCTGCTCACCGCATCCCAATTCTACATTACGGCGCATCCGAGCGGCTTTTTCTATACACGACTGCTCTACATTATTCGCCCCTCTCTTTGGTGTAGTGTGTCTTAGTGCAGTGCATGCTAAGCCACCCCGCTGCTTCTTGCGCGTATACCGTGCCATCTATTTAGAGTCGCTTTTTAAATTTATCCGCGGTCAAAACCGGAATACCTGCTGCTGCCGCCTTGCGCGTCTTCTCATTTTCAACGGTTTCGTCCTTGATAACCAGAATCGTCACCTTCTTGCTCCACGTGTCTGCCAGAGTACCGCCCTCACGAACAGTCGCCTCTTCGAGGTCCTTCGGATGAAAGCCGGTAAACAATACGACCTGGTCCTTCATCTTACCGTCCGCGGCAACCTCCACCACCGCTGCCGCCTTCGCCTTGACACCAATCTCATCCATAAACGCCTTGAACCTGGGAAGATTTTCCACAAAGCCCTCTGCTGACTCGTGTGCCCAGCCCTGAAGCGCTGCAATCTTGGTCACAAGTGCCGCACTACCCTTGAGCGTCTTCGGTACGACGCTAAACGCCAGCTCCACCCGCTTAGTGCCGATGCCGCGTCCAAAGATACCGGAGCCGACCGCCCACTGGGTCACTGTCGCCTTGGACCGTGCCAATTCAATCTGCTCCACAAGTTTTGCCGAAGATGCCTTCTGAAAGCCCTCAACATAGTCCAGCACATACTGCTCGGTCAGCCCAAGGAGCTGCTGTATCGTATGAATCTCAGCATCATACAGCCGATTAATCGTGCCTTCACCACAGTTGCCGATTTCCAGTGTCTGTGCGAAGTAGAGCAGGGCGCGTTTCTGAACATCCGGATTATCATCGACGCTATCCAGCACAGCATCCACGTGCGTATCATTCCAGTGCCACTTTCCCTCAGGCATCTGCGGACCCGTAGGTGATACGCTCTTGACCTCCTTGATATACGGAATCACGTCACCTGAGCGAATGATTTCAATGAAAGCGCCGGGACCGATACCACTCGTGTGAATGAACTGGGCGTTAAAGCCAGTAGCATATTGTATTGTTGCTCCGCCAATGTTGACCGGCTCAAAGTTCACGGTAGGCTTCAGATATCCATCCTTGGACGCCTCCCAGTTCACGGCAAGAACCTCCGTGACTGCCGCCTGTTCAGCGAATGACATCTTGAAGGCGAATGCGTGGTCCGGATTGCGTCCCGTGCTGCGCGGATACACTGCGTCGTGGTTCACGATGATTCCGTCTATTTCGTACACAGCCGACGCCTTGCGCTTCGTCAGGATATCACTCAACTTCTCAATCGAGATATCCTTCTCAGCGCTCCAGCGCGATACAGTGAAAGTAGACTTCTTATCAAGGAGTCCGAACTGCTCAGTCGGCTTGAGCGCCTCAGGTACGATGACCTCATAGGCGACGAAATCAACGAGCGCCATAAGCGTCTTGCGCTCGGCTGTGATGGTCTTCTGGTTAGCGAGTCCGGACACCATCTGGCGTGCACCCTTCTTTCCCTCCTTGACTTTCTCATAGTTTGCCTTCGTTACAATGAGTTCGCCACGCACAGCGTATGTCTCCAGACCAGGGAAGTCGCCGATATGGATATGGGGCAGCATATGCGTGATATCCTGACCAATCGCACCATCTCCGCGGGTATAGAGCGACCGCTTGCCGCCGCTCTTGATAACCAAGCCAGAGATGCCGTCCAGCTTATCGCTAATACAGACACGACCCTTGTACTTGGAAAGCCAGCTCGTCAGGTTGTTCTTGTCGGGCTTAATCTTGTCCATTGAGCCCAGATAGTACGGTAGAACCACTTTTTGCTTCACGACTTCGGCGCCCACTACAGCCAGCAGCTTTGAGTCACCGAATTTGCGTGCCAGCGTCTCGCGTAACCGGTCGTAGTTCTCATCGCTGATAAGAGAGACGCCTTCGTTGTAGTACTGCTCGGACAAATACGCCATCGAGTCCTCAATCTGCTTCTTGTCTAACTTGTTCATCGTGTTAAAGAAGTCCTTTTGGAGCGCCAAAACAATTTTCTTAGTGGCGGCGCTCATTTTTAAGTATAGTGAGAAAAAAAATCTGCTATTCAATTTTATGAATTGCAGCTTTACGCCTAAAATTGAGCAGCAGTACCAATAAATCATTCCATCAAAAATGAACTATTGGAATTACGATGATAAGGAGTATGCGCCCCAGCAGCCCGCCCATGATCCGACACAGTATATTTGGCTCGGACTCGCTGTCACCTATGTAACCGTATATCTCTACGTAAATATAGACAACTATCTAAGTAAGAACAAACAGAAGATAGAGCTCTATAACGCCGAGCATCGCTTCGCGCTGATTACAAACCAGATAAGTGATTTCAGAAGGCAGATGATGACAGGTCTATATGATTCAGACGCTATGATTCAGATACTTACGCGCAATCAGAATCTGTTTATGGATAAGTACGAAGAGCTATCGCAAGAGCAGTCGGAGCGTACTCAGACATGGTTGGGTGTAGGTGCAATCAATGACGTCGTTGTAACATTGGACATTTCACGCACTGCGGAGCTCACATCAGCCGAGCTGCACCGCTGGCTCTCATCCGAGTTCGCAGCCGGTCGTGATGACCGGCTATTCTACAAACCCACCCAATTCTGGATCTTCTCAGTCGGTCAGAACGGCGACCAGGTGCCTCCAGAGCCCGTCGCCAAGAAGGAATATAAGAAGTCGGATTGGGACTCGATAACGAAAGTAAAGATTACGATTGATTTCCCCCAACAGCTATTACAGGACAAGCGATTCTCACAGGCGCTGGTCGACTATCTACCAGTGCAGCTTCCAGACAGACCGGCGCCACTGGTCGACACAGCCGATGGGGGCGACACGACCCTGCGTATGGCTGATGTATGCGTAGCGATTCTGACACGCATGGTTAACGAAGACAAGATTGTGTGGAATAAAACCACTACCAGTAAGTAGAGCATGGAGGACCACGGTCAAAAAAAAGTACAGTATACTCTATCCCATTTAGGCATTTTGCGTTATTTTGTTATCTGGGGTATCCTTGAATCGGTTGTTTTTTTATTCACCAAAGGCGATCGATTCAAGTCGTTAACCATCTATTTAGCTAGTTTTCTTTTACTCACCATAATCGCATACATGTATCCAATGATGATAGATTTTCTCTAGTCCGAGTCGCTACAGGATGTCTTCCGACCCGCCTTTTTCGTACCCCTGTTGGGAGGCTCAACGCGAAATGTAACTCGTCCTTCAGTTGGTCGAATAATCTTGAGAGAATTGATTTCAACAATTTCCCCAATATCACTGTTATAGGTAATCTGCGATTTAGAATTTAAGAGTTTCTTATCCAGCGCATCAACAAGTGCCCCGAGCAAATCCACTTTTTCAGTAGGGCTCAACTGCTGCTTTTCAACATAGGCACGCATTAGACGCATGCGAGTTCCGCGCTCTAAGCGAAGCCAAGGACGATGAACTGCCATTTTCGATTCGGCATCAAGAAGAGCAGATAGCATTGTTTCGGTGCTTACAGCATTAGTATTGGCGCGCGGTTCTATAATTACATTTCCCGAAACATCTATTGTGCTGGGCGCAGGCACCGTAGATGTTTTTCTTGAGCTACGTTTTACAGTCTTAGCTCTGAACATTATCTAATATATATACTGCGTCAGCGGTTTAGGTGGTCGTCGTAATTAACCCACACGGGTTTAAAAAGTTCGTAAAATAAAGAGATAATATGGATAATCAGAATCGCTGGGAAACCTATACCGACCAGACACGTATGCTTACACAGAATCAACTACGAGATCCAACACTAATAAAGATACCGATGTCTGCAAGCGCACGCATCCGCGTTGAACCTAACAGTCGTGATGCAATTAATAGCCGTATTTGGGAGTCAATCCAATACGATACAAAGTCGCCTAATTCCGAAGACATTAAGGTGGCAATAAGCCCGGTTTATCAAGATATGAATCCGCTTTCGGCACGCACATCCTCAAATAATTATAATCAACAGCCACAGTTCTTCCCTGACCCGCCACGCCCCTCTGCGCGCGACGGCGTAGCGTCACCTGCAGCAAAGCCCGTTCAACAACCTGGACTAACACAGAATACATATCTACAGCGTCTCGACGCTGAGCAGGATGCGCGCAATATTCCCCGTGAAATGCGCTCAGCCGTTTATGAAGATAATCGTGAACGTGAAGTCGACGCAGCACGTCTCTTATCGGAGCGCCAGTTCAGTTCTCGCTTTCTTCCCGATGACCAGGCGGAAAAAGCCGCAGCAATTCAAGCATATGAATTGTTGCGCCCTAAGACGGACGATTACAATAAAATTTATAAAAAGTAGAGATGCGCGAACTAGCCCAAGCCCCGTCACGCGCCCAGACAGACCTCCTCACAACATTCAAATCAGGTGGTACCGCCTACTATCCTGTCACAATTGAGGCGGGACTCGCATCTACGTCGGTTCCGTACAGCCGCGTTGGCTCCGTAATAAACTGTAGCTCGTTCGCAAACCTACAGTCTCTGTACCAAGACATAAATAACGCAGATCCCGCGCCGCTAACAATGGGACTACAATGGGTTATGGAGGATTTGAATAAGACCTTAGAATTCCAAGTGAATAACGAGCCGATGCAGCGCTTGCGACTCGTTAAACGATTTACTGCGGCTCACACCACACAAACATCGATAGCCAGAAGCTATGAGACCTTTTATGTGCCCGTGTTTGTTGCGTTTGACGCGACATCCGAATATAGTATTTTTGACACCGTCTACGTATCAAGATCTGGCTAATTAAAACTTACAATAATATCGCATTGATGAAGATTCACCTTCTTCAACGCGGACTTACTTAGTTCAGTACGTTTACGACGAGAACCGCTGCTGGCTGTCGCAACAGACTTGGGATCTGTGTCAGCGGATGAGCCTGTAGAACCGTAGTGCTCACGCATACTCGTATTCATGTCCTTCTCAATCGCCTCCAGGTTCGCCTCAATATACGTCAAGATATCCTTTTCCAACGCCCAGCGGAAAAAGTTCAATTGCCCGACTGTAGTCACAAATGCCTCATGTCCACGCGCCTGGAACATGATACGCTCTCTCCTGCAAAACGGGTCGAATAGGCGCTTTGAATAGGCTTTTAGTTCACGCTTGTAATGGAAATAGACAAGAAACTGGCGCTGATTAAGAATATAACTGACGTTTACCTTCTTTGCGTAATTCGTTACAAACCAATCGACAAGGCGTAGACTTATCTTTGATTTGCCTTGAAGAATAGGTAGAATGGTTTCTAGCCGCCCCGGATTTGTAAAGAACTCCTGAAGCCAGGAAACGATGAGCTCCTGTTTACACATCACACGGTTACGCTGCGTTGTATTAGGTCTCGTCGTAGCCACAGGCGCTGTCTTCAACATACTGATTTCGTCTTCTGGCGTGAGAACGTCTGTCATATTAAATGTATAGATTCCGTTCTATTTAAGCGGCTAAAACATTATCTCTAGAAAAGAGAGATGAGTGCGCCAGACGCTCTTGGTAAAGGTGCACCACCACCGCCCGTAGATGCGGCTATTGCTAAATTACTAAGAGATTTTCAAAAAGTTAGCGCAAAAATAAATCAGCATTTCAGCGACGGCGGAACATCGGATGCGCCTGAATATGTTGCTTTTGCTGAGAGAAGAAGGGAAATCCTAGAAGGTCTTAGGAGAGGTGGCTACGATACGTCTCAATTGCTACCAGATAAGGGGCGCGAAATTAAATTTGTGGGACCCGTCGCCAAAGCTATTCGCAATCGCAGCGATCTCGTAATCGATGATGCCGATATTCCGCGGCTAAAGGCGTCGGCGTTGCCAGGTGCTAGACCAGGTATTAAATTTGTGTTTAACAGACTAACTGGAGGATGGGATGATGTTCCTGATACTGGAATACCGCTAGGTGCACAAGGTGCACAAGGGGCGATTCCGCCGGCGGGTGCTCAAGGGGTCCAAGGGGCAATTCCGCCGGCGGGTGCTCAAGGGGTCCAAGGGGCAATTCCGCCGGCGGGTGCTCAAGGGGTCCAAGGGGCAATTCCGCCGGCGGGTGCTCAAGGGGTCCAAGGGGCAATTCCGCCGGCGGGTGCTCAAGGGGTCCAAGGGGCAATTCCGCCGGCGGGTGCTCAAGGGGTCCAAGGGGCAATTCCGCCGGCGGGTGCTC